CCTTGACGATGAAGATTTCAACCTAACAATTGACAAAGCTAACTACTTTGCATTTAAGGTTGATGACATTGAAGAGGCGCACTCACACGTGAACTTCCAAGCTCTGGCAAGTGACCGTGCTGCGTATCGCCTAGCCGACCAGTTTGACCAAGACGTTCTTGGCTATATGTGCGGCTTTAAGCAATCATCTCTTCACAGTGTTGCTGACACAGCAAATACTACTGTGAATGGATCAAAGGCAATTTCTACAGCAGGGACTAACGAACTGCTGGCTGAAATGCAAGTTGACGCCAATGACTTTGGTGGATCAGCAGACAATGGTATTGGTATTCAGCCACGCCTACCGGGTGCTTCTGCAGTACCGGGTTCAGGTAACGCTAACCCAACCATGATTATTGCTCGTATGGCTCGTAAGCTAGACCAGCAAAATGTTGATACGCAAGGCCGCTGGCTCGTTGTTAACCCAGTCTTCTTGGAGATCTTGAAAGACGAAGATTCAAAACTTCTGAACCAAGACTACGGTGAGTCTGGTGGACTTCGTAACGGACTTGTTGTTAATAATCTGCACGGCTTCCAAGTGTATGTTTCAAACAACCTGC